ATCCTCGTCATAGCCGCGCTGAGGATCATTCTGGTATCCGTCCCAGTAGCCTTGCTGCTCTTCATTGCCGTTGAGACCGAGCGCATTGCTGTACGTGCCGTAAGCGTTGTCGCTGCGATCCTGGTACGGTTGCAGGCGTGTCAGATAATTGTTCTTTGCCTGATTGCCGTAGTTGGTGACATGCCCTTTGGCACGGCCAAGACTGGCATCGTATGCAGCCGCTCCGTCCCGCATGTCGCGACGTTGGGAAGAGCCCATGAGGGAGTCAAAAAAGCCCATCAGCTTGCGTCCTCTAACGTTTTAATCCGCGCATCAAGCGTGGCGATATATGATCTCAGTTTTGTGAAATACTCATACAGATGCGGCGGCATGTTATCGGGCGCCGGCAGTGGCGGGAGTGTCTCAGACATCATCAAGCCTTCAATTTCGTGGCATCGACCGAAAGGCCGGTGATGCCCTTGAGCACATTTGCTGACACGGAAAACTTGAACGTGAACCCGTCTTCCCGTGACTTCCCGAAACGCGTCATCTTGATCCGTCGCAGCCTGTCACCGAGCTGACCAAGGGAAACCATGCGCTCGCCTGACCAGTTCAGCCCGCCGTCGAATGACCACTGCACCATGAGTTTCGGATCTGAATCATCGACATCACTGGAATTGGCCCCAATGCCTGATATTGCATCCAGATACACCGCATTGACCTTGACCGGGTTCGGGTAGCTGTGAACCATTGGCGGTTGCACGGTCATGATAAGCGGCGATCCTGCATCATCAAAAGCCGTGCTGCTCATTTCGTAGAGCTTGCCCGTTGCAGCATCACCGGCAATCCATTTGTCTCCGAACTTGACGACATCAGAGATGTTCCAAGTTGGTGAATTGTGGCTCTGCCGTTCGTGCCATTGTTGCGTGTAGAGGTCGAATACCCAACACCAAGATGGGCAGCGGATCGCATAGAATGCGTGATTGCCCTGCGCCCAGCTGAAGCCCTTGATGGTCGTCTTGTCTGTTGTTCCTGATATCGCTCGAGACACAGCACCGTTACTGATGATCTGCCCGCCGTATCCATTCCGAAGCCTGACCTGGCTTTCATCGTCGACCCAGGCAATGCTTTCACCCACCAGGGCAACGCTGCTACCAGACGCGCACCCAATTTGCTTGGTGGTCACTCGGGAAAACACAAAGTCGGCGCCACCAGTGTTTTGCCAAAACTCCAGCGAGTCAGTACCGAACAACATCACTTCGCGCTCATGCGTGAATGCAACCTCGATATCGTCCGGGTTGCTTTCCGCGCTCGCGAATTCCAGGGCATCCCAGCTGCGCGCGTTATACTGACCTGATGTTTGCCAGCGTCCACTGCCGCCCGCTGCTATGCCGTAACCATCGACAACAGCAACCGACCGAGGTCCGTAAAAATTAGGACTTTGGAACTGAGCAAACTGCCCCGCTTCAATCACTCCATAGAAACCATCTGAGGCAACGAGAACCTGATCACCACCAGGGCGCCCATTCCGTGCCATATACACCGGTCCGTCTGTCGGGATGGCACCGATCACCGTAGCCGTCCCAGCCGCGTCCAGGCGAAACACCAATCGACCAGACACCACATAGAGATCCGGCTTCACAACGATCATCGCGCGCGTAGCGCCACCATTTACGAGCGTTGCGAAATCCGTCAGCCCATCAGCTGCATAGAGCGGCCAGCGGGTCTTACCTTCGTCAGCCGCATCCTCAACGTAACAATTGATCAGTCTTGCAGCACCGTCCGGGCCGTGCCGAGCTGGATTTGAAGTTGTGCCGGGCGAGATCGTTTTAAGAACCATTGATACCGCTTTCGCGCCATAGGCGAACGGAGGTTCTCGTTAATCCAAAATCGTATTTTGCTGCGTCCGGGTCTAGCCAAGGCTGCAATATCCGGTTCCATCCGTCGTCTGCCGCCTTCATTAATTCTGGAGTAACGTCATCCCCGTATTGGGATGACATGCGAACGGCAAGCATCGCGATAACAGCACCTTCAAACGGTCGGGACGAGCGCCCCTTGACCCACTGCTTGCGATTGAAAATCAGATAATCATCGACAGCCCACGATGTCGTTGCATCAAGCGCTGTCGAGCCAGCCGTCGACACCTTGTACAGGTGGCCCTCCGTTCCGGCCGACGACGCCAGAGCGGGCGAATTTGCTGAAGCGTCCCATGCGCCCCGATAATCCAGATTTGCCAACATGGCATGAGAACCGAACGTATCGGCGAACGGTATTCGGACCTCGGGCGGCACAAAAAATTCAAACGTGCTTGTCAACGCAAAGTCTTCGTGTGGAATTCCAACGCCTTCAAAATTCCAGGCGTGCATCATGTCATTCAAGGCGCCAAGCGCATCGGCGCCATCAGCCGCAGACATCGCTTCGCCGGAAGCTAGAATGTTATTCCGGCGAAGCGATCTTGTGCAGATATCACGAACCGTCGTCATTCAATTCTTCTTCCATCGGTTCGGGCTGCTCTTCTTTCGCCTTGCGCTTTTTTGGCGCCGGGACGGGCGTTGCAGGGCTGTCTGACCACCCAGACGGTACATCGTCGGGATGATCAAACAACTTTGCCTCTTCGCCCCGGTACATCCATACCGGGGCGGACTTTTTCTCTTCTTCTGCCATTAGCCCGTGAGCCTGCAGCCGAGTTCAGGATAGATGGCTTTCCAGCCATAGAGCGCATCAATTCTGATTACGTCATCATCGGAATCGATGTCGTAATCTTTGACTAGGCGCACGCTCAACCCGTTGTGCGTTTCGCGTGCCTTCCAGTTAGCACCATCTGGCAATTCGAGCGGGCATGTCACCAGCGCGAATGCATTTTTGTGCAAGGCGAGGTTCTGAGGATAGGCAGTCGATGCCGTGCCACGAACCGTGATAGCCGCGTTGTCTGCGGGCTCAGCTGATACCGTCTGGTATGGCCCGCTGGTGATGATTGCAGGCGAAATCACCGGGGAAGCGTTGCCCGTCCCATCGCTATCAATATCCGCCGTTACAACGAACTCTTGCAGATACGGCATAACGACTTTGCCCGTCGTGCCTTCACCCGGAACCGGGTTAACGGCATAGACGCCCGCAATCGTGAACACGTCGCCGGCCTTGAGCAAACCCGTCACAGACGCAGACCAGCCATCTGTTACCAATGTTTGCGTGTTGGTCGTTTTGGTCAGAGCGTAGGTCGTGCCCTGTGATGCGCCATTAACCAGCGGCGTGCCGGCATAAGCGCCAACCGTATGGTTTGCGATGTTCTGAGCGGCCATGACGTCGTAACCAGCAATACGACCGATTTGAGCATCAGTGTAGGCCGTGCGGACCATGTTCTGCTGCTGCAAGCCAACCTGATCGCCTGCAATGCCGTAGTGTGCAGCCGGGTTCAAACACAGAAACCGGCTGTCCATTGGAACGGCCATTTCCGTCTGACGCTGCGCTGCCGGCGACACCAATGCGTAGGTGCTGGGCACTGTGCCAGGCGTACCAACATGATTGAAAATGCTCGAATAGAGCGAGTAGCCCTTGGCATCCATCGTGTTGGCAAGCGTAATCATCGCCGGCTTGATGTAACGCTCGGAATATTGCTCAATCTTAAGCGTCAGATCCTGCGTGCTGAACTTCCAGGATACGTGCTTACGTTGGTCGATCGTGATTGAGGTGTTGCCTTCTTCCACGTCCTGATTGACGCGTGTAGCACCATCGGCCGTATAGAATTTGACCGGCTTGCGGATCGATACCGTATCGCCGACCTTAGCGAATTCTTTCTTGTATTCCCGGTGCACTTTGTTACCGAGAACAAGCGAGTTCTCCAATTGCATCAACGCCTCTTTGGCGATGACACTAGGTGTCAGAATGTCGTTAGCCATCTTCTCTCTCTATAAGCTTTACGCCCCTGAACCCATGCGCCATTTCCGATATTCCTCTGTAGACATCGAATTTGGGTCACGAGCTGAAGGGCTTGCCCCGCCGCCAAGGGATTTGGCAGGTGCCGGAGCGGTTGAGACTTTTTTGGCCTTCGGCGCAGCTTGTAGCTTTGCCTCCAACCGAGCGAGTGCCACGCCACGGTGCACTGGATGCATACTGTTCAACTGGATTGCTTCAGCCGGGTTACGACCGAGGTAAACTGCAATCTGAGGGGCTCGATCACTTTCAGCGATAAAACCCGCTGTGAAATCATCGACTGGCAGGCTGTAGAACTGGTTTAAAGCGTTATCGATGTCCGGGATTGAATCCCGTGCTGCATCAATTTTCGCGTTAAACACCTGCTGCTGAACTGCTGACGCCTGCTGCTGCTCCACTTGAGCCTGGGCTAGAATCTCCCCCGCTCTGGTTTCCTGGACAGCACTGCGAATGCGTTCACGTTCTTGAGCATCCCAGTCATAAGGATCGATTTCTTCCCGTGGCTGGTTAAGCCGTGCAAATTCGGCCTCTCTTGCTGCCAGTCTGGCCTCAAGATCCCGCTTTTGCGCGGTCAGCTGATCAATACGCTCCTGAACCCGATTGCGTGGCTTGTTGGGTTCGTCGTCACTTGCGGCAAGCGGTTCATCCGCTTCCGTAGACTCATCACTCTCGCCCGGTTCCGGTGCCTCTGATGGCTCTGGTTCCGTCGTGGCCTCACTTTCCGGCGCCGGCTCACCACCTGCGGAGACATCCGTTTCCAATTCTTCGGGATTGGCTACCGTGTTGTCGTCGTCTTGCATTCTAAACTCCAATAAAAAACCGACCACTTGGGCCGGCGAACTTGCGAGATGTGATCTCGATGGTTTTACGCTTGGACGCTACGGTAGATGCGAGTGATGCTGTTCGCTTTCACCCGAAATCAGTTTGGCGGTTTCGACTTCAGTCTTCCTGGTCTCGGCGCCGATCTTGTCGGCCTCCAACCTGGCTTCTATTTCATCCGCCTCCAGCTTGATCTTCCTGGCTGTCGCCTGCGCGGCCTGCGCCTTGGCGACAGCTTCTGCAACTTCGGCCTGAGCGCCTTCTATTGCCATTTCTTGCTGCATCTCTTCCATTGGATCAGGCGGCGGCGGCTCTTGCGGCTCGCCATCGTCCTTTTGTTCTGCAGCCTCTCTGATTTCTTCCGGCACCATGGCTTTCAGGCGTTTGGCGATTTGATCTGCACCAGGCCAATCCAGGTTTTCAACCATGAGATCAGCAATCATTGGCATAGCGTCAGGGTATGACCGGCCAAACGCTTCCATTGAAGCCGCTGCCTCTTCGCGTTTCGTTGAGTGTGACGGTCCAATCTTCGTGCGAATATCAAAACGAGCCGTCGATAGGTCGTTGATCATCACTGGCTGACCGTCGTCGTGCATTTGAACCGCGTTGATTGGAACAAACTGCTCAGCCTTGTTGTCGTCACCCAAGATGCGAATAACGCGCTCGTTGTCGTACACCTTCGGAATGAGATCGATTAGGATCTTGCCGGTGTGGTGTAACGAAAACTCCAGGTTGTCGGCGTAGTGGTAATTTGCAGTGTCGCCTTGCTTGTCGCGCGCCGTGATCGCGACGCCAGATGTCTCGTTTGATTGGTTACCAAGACCAGCGTCATATATGCCGGTTGTGCCTTTCATGTCATCAGCGGCCTGCATGCTCTCTTGAACAAGCGCCGTTGGAACTGGCGGCGGCGCTTCGCGCAACGGCCTGCCGCCTGGCGCTTTATCATCAGGCTCATAGAGCAAATAAGGGCGGTTCTTGTTGTTCGCGCTGTTCCACATCGCCTTAAACTTGCCGATCATCTTAGGCGTGGCAAGCCAAGGCGCTTTAGGTTGATTGGCGATCGCTTCCGTGCTGGCTGTGCGATAATAGTTGTACATCTGCTGCGGATCACGGGCGAACCGGATCACGCCGTGGCGCACCACTTTTTCCTCAAGCGGGATCTCTGCGCCCATGACTGGAACGAGCGGGATGTATTTCCCTGGCCATGCTGTCGGGCCTTCGAGAACCTCAGCGCCTGTCACCAAGTAATGCTCAACCCGGTAGCACGCAACTTGACGCTCTGAGACTATTGTTGGAGGCGCGTACACCTCCTGCATTTCCGAGATCTCAGATTTATCAATTGTCGTGCCATCTTCAAGCAAAACTAGCGTCTTCTGATAAGACATTTTGCGGTAGTACTCAGCCACGCGGATCGTGTCAGATGTCTGCCAAAACAGGGTTTCGCCATCGTTGTATTCTCGCGGAACTTCGACATCAACGTCCATAGCGTCGGGGTAATTTTCCTTGAAATAGCTCTTTGGCCACATCTCGGTGACGAACATCCAGCCCGCGTCTGATCGATCGGGTTCGACAGCTGCAGGATCGCAATAGACCGACAGCGGATTGACCACCCGCTTGATCTTAATTTCCTGATCAAACGTTGTGTCATCTGTGTAGTCGGTGACGATGCGGTGCCAGCCGATGCCACATGATGCCGAATGCTGAACCGAGTTGCCGAATACGTGCTGCGCTTTGCTGTGGAACTGGATCTGACGCATCAGGCCATCATAGATGCGCGCAATCTCTGGATCACTCTTGTCGTCTACCGGCGTCACCTTGATGCTGAAGTCAGCCTGCTTGATGTCATTCGTGACCTGATTAACGAACTGCGGAAGCCGATTGAACGTAAGCATTGGCCGTCCCTCGGCCTCTCGCTCTCGCTTTGCATCTTCCGGCCATTGATCGCCGGCCAAAAATGCGAGGTCGCGCGCAGCTTCCCGTCTGTTGTCCCGGTCATGTAGCCACGCCTCATTGAGACGGTCGCGGGCTTCCTTGACGATTTTCTCAGCGTTTTTCACTGATTACCCGCCGTTTCGTTGGCAATACCCGCTGGTATCCCGCATTTGGTCAATTTATTACCGTCTCTTTCGTTGAATATCACGCCGCCATCCATGAACCTGAAGATTCATCTTCCCAGTCTGATTGGTCAACTTCGTGCAGGTCCGTAAAATCAATGCCAAACGTCAAAGCGCCAGCGTCGCCAATGTCCGGCGAGTGCTTCAATCGCTCTTTGATGTGGTCTTTGGATTCCAAGATAAGTTGACCGTTGCTGTTAAAGCGCGTGCGCTGCTTGCCTTCGTGGTGCCAGACCGGCGCGCAGAGATCACCTTGCACGCCGTCGTCATCCGGTATTTGCACGCCGGCCTTGTCTTCAAACCAAACACGCATCAGATCCCACATTTCCGCGCGTCGGTTGGTGTATTTGTCCTTGTCGATGGCGCTTTCACCGAAATTGACCGGCTCAACCATGTCGTCACCAAGCAATTCGACGAGCCGATCATAAAGACCAGCCCCTAGCCCGGTGACGTCAATGACGACTTTCTTCAGTCCCTTTGGTTTTAGTTCCTTCACGACCTTGTGCACTTCGGCCGCGGCGCTCATCAGGTTTGAACTGTCGATCAGCTTGAACACGTGACCACCCATCCGGCGCCCCTGCCTGTCCATCATGCCGAACTTGTCGCCGGTTCCTTCGTTGCGAGCCGGGTCAACACCAAGAATGATTGGCCCGTATGGCTCCACATTGCGCTTGCGGGCCGGCAGAACCAACCGAGGCGGGATAAAGCTGGCCCCTGAAGTCTGAAACGCTTCGGAAGCGTTGGCTGGGTATTCCTGAATGAATTTCCAATTGAAGTCATCCGGCGTACCGCCTGCAACCGCTGCAAGATCTCGGTTTTTTTTATAGGCCCAGTAGAGTTGCTTTCGTGTTAGATCGTAGAGTTTCTCGTATTCAACAAAGAGTTCTGGGGGCGTCCAACCGTCTGGCACATCAGCGACGTATTCCTCATGCCAGAACCATGGAATGAAGATCGCCTCGAAATCACTGTCTCCGCGCTCTGCGGCTTTCCAGAGATCGTGAAACGCGTTGCCAATGCCGTTGGCTGTGCTTTCTCTAATGTCTTCTGTGCCAGGCGCATCCGCGATGGCCTGCCCAACACCCGCCGAATGGTCCCCAGCATTCGGCCAGAACGCCATCTCAGAGCCGTGAAACATCTGGATAGTATCAGAGCGTCCGACTTCTCGGCTGCCGGCCGTTGCAACCTTGTAGCCCGACCCAAGGATATTGAAGCTCAGCTCTTTGGCGTTGTTTGCCTGTGTGGCGGGCTTCACCAAATCTGGGCAATTGTCGTGGTAACGCTTGGCTATATTGAACAGGTTGCCCGTCGCATCGTCCAAATGCGTAAGAATGAAAGTTCGAAAACCTTTTGTATGTGTCGTGCGCCAGTAGAACCGGCCTGCAATGTAAGTTGATATCCCGACTTGTCGGCCCTTCAGGACCAAGGCACGAACCTTACCGGTGCGCCTGCGCTGTTCCTCCAATCGTTCGTGGAGAAATCGCTGCGACCGGTTCATGTTGAATGGTAGCACCTTGCCTGACTTGGAGCGTAGCTTCAGGCATCGGCTTGAGTAGTGTTCGAAGTCATCCTTCAGCTTTTGTCGTATCGCGCGTTCGCGATCGGACATGTTGCTCATTCAAGTTCATCCAATGCGTCATCGTGCTTTCTCAAGGCAACGTTTAAATCGCCTTCAACACTGCTCAAATCGGGCAGAGTCTTGCGTAATAGCCCAAGCGCTGCCGTTACTTGCGTTGACGACATTTCGACGGGCTTTTTAGTTTGCTTATCCAACTCGGAAAGTGAAAACGATTCCAAGCGGTTAATTAGCTGACTGGTCCTGATCTTATTACGAGAAAATTTATCGTGCTTCGGGTCCAACCTAACGCCAGGATTGCCCCTTGGTTTTTTCTTTCTCGCAGGCTCTACAGCACCCATATTCCTTACTCTGTTATCTGATTATGTTGCACGTGGAACATTAAGTTGTATGACTGGCAATGCCGCAAGCAATAGCCAGCATGGCCCAAAGCTCTGCGTTGCCCTTAATTGAGACTACAGGCACGTATTTGGAAAATTCAACTCCAGCGGCGAGCACGACGAACAATAGAGCGTGGCTTCTTCGGCGTTCATTCGAATTCCCAATAAAAAACCGGGCGCATTTCTGGCCCGGTTGATCTCTTCGTGCGCACTGAGTAGCACGTAACAGAATCAGTGTCTGATTTGATATCAAAGCGCAAGCACATTTTTACCACACTCAACGATTTGGAGGTTGAGAGACTAGGCCCCAGTGCATACATAGGGCGTCGAGACCACCAATGATCAAGCCTTCGCCGTATCCTTTAGCTTGTTGCCGGCCTTTGATGTTCGCCCACTGCTGACCAATGTCCGTTGGCGTGAGCGTGCTTTCAATTTGGCAGACAAGCGCCTTCCATGTTCTTGGGCTCCCTACAGCCTTCTTTGCCATCTCAAGCAATCCAGCATGGCGATGCTGTGCGAACTCGTCAGGCACGTCGTCACGGTCAACCTGGATATCATCGTCCACCCGCACATCAATGCCCTGAGCGCCGTAGTAGTGCTTTTCTAGTTTCATCACGGCTTGGCGGTGTTCTGGCTCCAGTGTTTTGATGCGTTCGAAGCCGTTGAGCTTACGGAAAGCACGACGAACGTGTTTCTGATCGAATGCTGGCGGCTCATACTCTGCCTTGCGCATTTGCTCCTTTGTGGGTGCAATTGTCTCCATGGGGTATTCTCCGAGTGTAGAACGCACGCACAAAGGGGTTAGTTGATCGTCTCGCCACCATCTGCAATGGGCCGCCAGTACAGTAGATAAATATTCTGTTCGGGACGCATTTTGCCTGGTTCTACGACGCTGGAATTCGGCCAACTCTCATGCCAAGCCTCAACCATCGCGTGGTTGTATGGTCGAGTAAAATGCCATCTTTTCCAGCCATCCCACCCGCCAGGAGGCATTGGTGGCACTGTTGGTACACTGGTTCGCATCATTCCTTTTCCTCCATGATCTTGAACGTCTTCCGGCTAATCTAGTGGCATTTATTCGTTCGGAATTTCGCTCAAAGCCGCCACTCGCTGGCAAAATGGACGGCCGTTTACATCTTTCGTGTAGTAGGTAGCGCCGGCTTGAACTGCCATAGCTTGCGTTGCGAAAGCAGCGGCTAGATATGACCATTCCTTCGGGAACGTAAAAACATGCGATGCGAGGCCGAAAGTGATGTCGCCGTTCTCTTCTTGGTAACAGCGCATGTGAGGCACTAATAGTTTCTCTCCATCGTCTTGGAGGAACACGCTGTAACCGCTTCGCTTTGCGCCGATGACATCAGGCACTTCCGGTGTAGGTAGATCTGTTACGTTGTCGTGCATTATGTTTTCCTCTGGATGGCTTGGGACTCAAGGAGAAGGAGGGGCATCGGCATTCATCAACGCATCGAAATTTTCTTTCAAATGGCGGGCATCAGCGATCGCGTTGTGATGCATGCTGCCTTGCTCGCTCATCCTCGGGTTGCCGTTGTCGTCCAGCCATTGCTTGAAATCTCGGCAGTACATAGGCCAGCTGCCTGGAAGGTCCATCATCGTCCCGAACAACTGACAGAGAACGACCCAATCATAATCTGCATAATAGGCCCAAAACTCGGGGTTTAACCCGGCGAATGAGATGATATCGGTCGCCATTTTTTCGCGCGTCCAGTGCCCTGGGCCGGTCAAATTCGGGATGACGTTTTCGCGAACCCAATCACTTGCACGGCTTCGGTCAGTCCACATCGCCTCACTGTAGAACTCCAGTCCATCTTCTCGAACCATTCCGATCGAAAGGAGTTCTATTGTTCGCCCATCTTCGATAAATTCAGTGTCGAAAAATATTTTCATGTTATTCCTGCCTTTGCCGGTGATACGACGCGTTGCTTACGATTCCTTGTGTGTCCC